CCGGAAGAACCTGTTTAAAACCCAGATCCGTGCCATTTACCGTGCAAGCTGGTATGGAAATCTGGGGATGATGTACCCTATGATCTGTTCGGAAGAGGAAATGGATGAGGTTGAAGCTTTGGTGATGGAAGTAAAAGAAGAGCTGAAGGCAGCAGGTGTACCATTTAAGGAAATCCGGACTGGAATTATGATGGAGACTCCGGCAGCAGTGATGATCGGGGAAGAGCTGGCGAAACGTGTGGACTTTCTGGGAATCGGAACCAATGACCTGACTCAGTACACCTTGGCCATGGATCGTCAGAATCCGCTTTTACAGAAGAAATATGATGATCATCATCCTGCAATTCTGAAAATGATAAAGATGATTGTAGATGCAGGACATGCGCAGAATTGCAAAGTATGTCTCTGTGGGGAACTGGCAGCGGATACCAGATTGACGGAGACATTTTTGCAGATGGGGGTAGATGCATTGTCTGTGGTACCGGCATGTATATTACCAGTGCGGAAGGCACTGAGGGCGGTTTGCATCGCAGAAATGTGATCTTAGCTTATCCTCTGCGACTGTATTGAGGCGTGCATGTATGTGTGAAACATTGTAGAATAATTACAAAATAAAACGAGAGTACCAGACATGCAGATCCAGATTACAGGCTGTATGTTTGAAAATATGGGTAGAAACATGAACACAAAAAGCAAGGTAATTGTTCTTACTTGTGAAGCTTACAACGAAGAACGAATTTATACACTTATGAAAAATGGTCTGGCTCAGCTGGGAGGTCTGGACAACTTTATAAATAAAGAAGAAAAAATCCTTTTGAAGCCTAATCTTTTGAAGAAAGCAGAGGTGGAGAAAGCGGTCATCACGCATCCAGTTGTGGTGGGTGCCTTTGCCCGGATTCTGCGTGAGGAAGGTTATAAGAATATTGTGCTTGCAGATTCCTGTGGCCACGGAACTACGAAACAGGTGATCCAGGGCACCGGAATGGACACTTATCTGGGAAAATACCAGATTCCGGCTATTGATTATACGAAAGGCGTGCGTGTGGAAAATCCGGATGGTGTCCAGGCGAAGGAATTTATCCTTCCGAAAGAACTGCTGGAGGCAGAGTGTGTGATTTCTCTTTCCAAAATGAAAACCCACGCTCTGGAGCGAATTACAGGAGCAGTGAAGAACAGCTATGGATTTGTATATGGGAAAAATAAGGCCATTGGTCATACTAAATATCCCAGCGCGGACAGTTTCGCCCGGATGCTTATTGATCTGAACCAGTATGTGAAGCCGAGACTTTACATTATGGATGGAATCACAGCAATGGAGGGAAATGGACCGGGCTCCGGAGATCCGGTAGCCATGAACCTGATTCTGATGTCCACAGATCCGGTGGCACTGGACAGTGTGTTTGCAAGACTGGTTTATCTGAAACCGGAGATGGTTCCTACCAATTACCATGGAGAGAAGATGGGACTGGGAAATTGCAGGGAAGAAAATATTGAGGTTGTGGTAGTTGAGGAGAATCCTTCGGCATCAGCAGTGTGTGATGAAGGAAGTGAAATAACTGGGCGAGAGAAGCAGCGCCAGAATGCAAATATCTCTGTAGATAAAAAGCAGATTGGTATTGATGTGGTTTGTAATGTAATTTCGATGGAAGCCTTAATAGAAAAATATGGCAATCCCAATTTCAATGTGGACCGCACGAAAGTACGAAACAATGTCTGGACAAAGCTTGCCAAGGCTCTGAATATTTTTCAGAAGAAACCATACATTGAGCCTGACAAATGTATCCGTTGTGGAATCTGTGTAAACAGCTGTCCTGTGCCCGGCAAAGCGGTAGATTTTCGAAATGACAAAAATAATCCGCCTGTTTATGATTATAAGAAGTGTATTCGCTGCTTCTGCTGTCAGGAAATGTGCCCGAAGAAAGCGATTAAGGTGAAGTGAGTGTAAAATACTCCGAAGGGAACATCGGAGAAACATCGGAGAAACATCGGAGAAACATCGGAGAAAACATCGGAGAAACATCAGAGTAATTTCGGAGATAAAGAAGAAAAGCCACTACCGAACGTCAACTAAGTTGTGACGTTCTACAGTGGCTTATGTATTTTATCGTCCGATCATCTTCGCTACTTCCCTGATATATTCCGGTGTAGTACCGCAGCAGCCCCCTACAATACCGGCACCTGCATCAATCAGAGCTTTCACATGTCTGGCAAAATCCGGCGCTTTCATGGAATAAACGGCGTTTCCATTATCATCAATGAACGGCATACCGGCATTCGGCTTGGCAATGACCGGGATGGAGACATTTTCTTTAATATTGCGGATAACAGAAACCAGCTGATCGGGACCAACAGAGCAGTTCACGCCCACAGCATCTGCACCTGCAGCCTCCAGGGAAACAGCGGCCTCGATAGCATTTCCACCGCTGAAAATACTTCCGTCTGCATCTACCGTCATGGTACACATAATCGGCAGCTCGCAAACTGTAGAAGCAGCATCCACAGCTGCCAGAGTCTCTTCAATATTGATCATGGTCTCAGCAACAATCAGATCCACGCCGGAATCCTTCAGAATTCCAATCTGCTCCTGATACATTTCGAAAGCTGCCTCATAGGTCATCTCCCCGGCAGGAGCCATCATTTTACCACTGGTGGTAATATCCGCAGCAACGTAAACCTTATGGTCTGCCGCATCCGCGACTTCTCTTGAATAGGAAACCAGAGTGCGGTTGATCTCCTCCATACGGTCCTGCAGACTATGCATGGTAAGGCTTACACGGTTGCCGCCAAAAGTAGGAGCGTAGATAATATTGCTTCCCGCTTCGATATAAGCTCTCTGAAGATTCTGGATCACATCCTTATGCGCCAGCACCCATTCCTCTGTGCATACCCCCTTCGGCATGCCGGCAGCCATCAGGTTGGAACCTGTAGCGCCGTCCAGAAGAACAATATTCTGTGCCAGTTCCTGAAACTCTTGTTTTGTCATATTGTAATTCCTCCTTAAATTGGCAGAATATTGCATTCAAATGATATTTGCATAACATGCCGCCCATTGTGGTCTGCAACCATCTGGCGAACATTTATCCTGCCGGATACGGTTGATTTCGTCATATTCCTGTCCGCGTCCTGGAAGTTATAACGTTTTCATAAAAAAATTTTATAAATCTTTCGTATTATAACACTATTTAACTTGATTTTCCAGTTGTCAGCGTATAAAATATAAGATATGCTTTTGATGGGGCTGGCTATAAAGTAAGCAGCAGCCCTTAATGACAAAAGAAATAAAAAAGGAGCTAAAAGATGAGTAGAAGGAGAAGAAGAAACGACTGGATACCAGGCGCGGTGATCACCATCATCGTCATTATGCTTTCTGTTGTTTTTATGGGACTTCTGGCAATGACCAAGATGGTTCCCACCATTTATATGCTGATCATCGGCATTGTACTTGCGGTGATCGCAGCGATAATCTGGCTGCTGGTATGGCATACCAGATACACAGGCCGCTTTATTGGCGGAACTGTTTTGGCAGTGATCATGATTGCCATTCTGGCATTCGGCGGTTTTTATATTAATAAGACAAGATCCGCCATCAGCAATATTTCCGGTGAGACCACTGAGGTCACACAGATGGCTGTTTATGTAAAGAACGATGACGCCGCTGATTCTGTAGAGGCAACTGCCGGATATACTTATGGTATTCTTTCCTCACTTGACCGTGAGAACACAGATGGCGCTGTAGCACACCTGAACAGCGAATTCGGCACAGAGGTACAAACGAAAGAGTACGCAGGTCTGACCGAGCTTGCTGACGGAATCCTGAATGGGGAAGTAAATGCCATGCTTCTGAACAGCGGATATCTCAGTGTATACGAGGATATGGACGGATACACAGATTTCAGCACCAAGATAAAAGAGGTTGGAACAGTAGATGTTGAATCCACAATTCAGTCTGCAGAGGAGTCCGCTCCTATAGAGCCGATCACCACTGCTAATGGCGGTAAGGTTTACACCATCTATCTCAGTGGTATTGATACCAGAGGTGAGATGACAGCTAAGAGCCGAAGCGATGTAAATATTATTGCCACTGTGAATACAGATACACATGAGATCCTGCTGGTTTCCACACCCCGTGATTACTTTGTACCGCTTTCTATTTCCGGAGGTGCACCGGATAAGCTGACACATGCCGGTATTTATGGAATCGATGTGTGTATGGATACTCTGGGAATGCTGTATGATATTGACATTAATTATTACTTCCGAATTAACTTCGGTGGATTTGTGAAGGTAATCGATGCACTTGGCGGAATTACCGTTAATTCAGATTATGATTTTGATTCCAAGAATATTCTGGGTTATCATTTTAACAAGGGTGAGAATTATGTGAATGGTGAGCAGGCGCTTATCTTTGCAAGAGAGCGTTACGCATTCCAGGAGGGTGACCGCCAGCGTGGTAAGAACCAGATGGAGGTTATCCGTGGTGTTGTGAAGAAGGCACTTTCTCCGGAAATCCTTACCAGCTATTCCTCCATTCTTTCCAGTCTGGATGGATGCTTCGGTACTAACATCACATATGAAGAGATCGCACAGATCCTTCAGCAGCAGCTTACCAATGGGGGCGACTGGACAATCGTTTCCTACAGTGTAAATGGTACCGGTGCTACTGAGAAACCATATTCCATGAGCCAGAAGGCATATGTTATGGTTCCGGATTATAACACTGTTGATAAGGCTAAGAGCCTTATGGAAAAGGTTCGCAACGGTGAGGTGGTTACCCAGGAGGAAGCTGACGCACCAGTTAGTGGAAGCACAAGCACGGACAGCACCTCCACAGAAACTGTGACCGAGCCAGGTACAGTAGCAGCCGAGACACAGGCTGCGACAGATACCACTGCTGCAGATGGAACTACAACCGAAGGCACAGCTGGTACTACTACACAGCAGTAAAGAGAATGAGATTCTTCTGGTGAGAGGAATCTAAATATAGAAAGAAGCAAATCATTATATAACGTGGTTTGCTTCTTTTTTGATAAATTTATAAACTTTTAAGATGATTTTTATATTATATTGTGATAAAATGGGGATATAGAAGAAGGAAAGGCGGGTGAATCTGAGTTTACATTCTTGGATTTTACAGAAGATGACATCGCACAGCTTAGTATGATACCACTTATGGGTGGACAGATGAGCCGTAAAGATAAAATTAAAGAAGGGATTTTTATAGCGAAAGAAGAGCATAATGACATGGCGGATAAAGTGATGGCTATGTTGTATACTCTGGTAGATAAGTTCTTGGATGGAGCAGAACTTGATGAGATTAAGGAGGCGATGACAATGACGAGATTGGGACAGATGATAGAGAAAGATGGACGTGAAAAGGAGCGTATAGCCTTAAATACGCTGAATAAAAAATTACTTTCTTCCAATCGCATTGAAGATTGTATAAAAGCTACAGAAGATGAAGAATATCAGAAAAAACTCATGAAAGAATTTGGTATAAAATAAATAAAACCTGGCCGGGACATCACTTACCTGATCGTTCCCGGCCCTAACTATGTTAGAAACATATAGAAGCAAATTTGCATAACCCACCACCCAACTGGAAACAATAAAAAAAGATGACCTCCAAGTCGCATTATTTCAGTAATGCGTATTTGCGCTGCAAACAAGCAGAAAATCAGTACAATTTGGACTATCGACCCCGAATAAAGACCCCTTATTTTAGAAATTGAGATTTTTCAGTATCCGGTCACCTTTTCCAGACAGCAAAAAAGACAGTCACACCAGAGGTCTCTCACAAGAGAATTCTCTGGTATAACTGCCTTTTCTGAAATTGTTTATTCTGTTATATTGCCTGCTCCATCATCTGATTCATATACTGTCGCTTCGTTTCCGCCTGGATATGCACATACAGATCCAGTGTGGTTCGCACGGAAGTATGTCCAAGTATTTCGGACAGGGACTTGGTATCGAAGCCATGTTCCACCCAGCGACAGGAAAACTGATGCCGGAGAGCGTGGATTTTAATAGGGGGAATTCCACATGTTTTCAGCAGTGCTGCATATCTGCGCTGGATTACCCGTGGCTCCATGCATCTGGCAGTTCCAGACAAAATATATGCGGAGCCATCTTTGCGAAAACGTTTCGCATAAAACAGCAGCTTGTCTGGCAATGGAATTTCCCTGTTGGAATGTTCTGTCTTCGGCGGGCCTATATACAGAATGGTTTTTGGGATTTTTCCAGTGTCCGGATTGGCGGTCTGATCCAGATTTTTGATGCGGATCACAGTACGCTGTATGCGGATTTTGTGCTGGGCGAAATCCACATCTTCCCAACGCAGACCGCTGAGTTCGCCTACACGGATGCCGGTATGCATGCAAAGCAGCAGACCGAAATGAAAATCACTGATATTGTCAATAAGAAATTTCTCCAGCTGGTTATAGTTTGCAAGCTTCATAATCTGCACCTCCTGGCTGGTGCCAGCCAAATGGGGGTAGCGGATTGGTTCACTGGTATAGACGCCTCCCTTTGCTGCAAAGTTCAAAATGCTGCGGAGTACGCTTAAAATTACATGAATGGTTCCTGCAGACAATGCCAGCTCTTTTTTCTTATGAATAAGCTGCGTGATCTGAGAATTGCTGATTTTCCGTATCTGGGTGCTGCCAAGCTCCGGAAGAAGCTGATTCTTCAGGATCGCTTCATAATTGGAAAAAGTACTGTCCTTGATGGTATAGCGGATTTCTTGCTTCCAATGCTCAGCGGCTGTTTCGAAGGTAGCCTGGTAATTCAAAATGCCAGGATTTCGCACCAGATGTCCATAGCCTGGGACTTCTGCAATTTTTTTGTTTCGTTTGTCCTTTACTTCGCCATATGTTTTGCCATAGAGGGAACCGTAGTGGATTTTTCCCTCCGGATCACGGTATTTGATATAACGGGCTTCCCAGCGTCCGTCCTTGCGTTTGCGTATGTTTTCACCTTTTCTGCACATAGCTGCCTCCTTATTCTATAAGTATGTACCAATTATATGACCACTCAATTATTTTATATCGAAAAAATCCCTTTGAAAAACTAATGGGAAAAAGGTGAATTTGGAACAAATTATAGTATAATTCGACAAAAAGAGTCTATAGTCTATAAGTTTTAAAATTAAATGCGACAAGAGGTATTAAACCTCTGCCGCATTTATTTTTTTACACAAAAAGCAGAATGCGGTAGAGCTTAAAAACTCTTACCGCATTTTTTATTTACAAAGGAAAGGAGAATGAGAACGTGGCAAGGAAATATAAAAGATTGAATTATGAAGACCGAAAAGCCATTGAAGCGATGTGCAAACAGGGAAAGCGTGCAGAAGAGATAGCGGAAGCAATGGACGTTCACAGAGCCACCATCTACCACGAACTGAAAAGAGGTGGCGCAGAAAATGGAAACCGAAAGCAGTACAGCGCAGACATGGCACAGAAGGCAATATAATTTGTTCCCCGAAAAGGATCGGGGAAGTACATATGAAAGGCGGAAGAATATGAAGCTGAATATTAAAAAATTTATGATGACAGAAATGGGCGGAGAACTGGAAGAAACGATTAAGGCGTGGGATCAGGCACTGGAAGAAAGAAGAAAAGCGACGCCGGGAATTGGCGATCCGGATCAGGGACTGGGCTTCGGATACTGGGATCGTACCTGTAAAAGCTGTCAGGATAGATGGGAAGTTTTCAAGTTAGCAATCAGACAGTTTTATGGAATTGAATTCAACTTTACACGGACAGATGAATACTTCGGAATTTGCAACGATGATGAAACTATCTGGCTGATGAAAGAGAACAGAGAGGAGGAACGACAGTGACAAAGAAAAGATCGACTGACATCCGGACATGTCCCGTGTGCGGACATCAGGTGCAACGAAGTGACATGCAGTTCACACGGGACTGCAACGGGATCCCGTTCAGACTGGTTTGCTGGGACTGCTACGATCAGCTAATGGCGAAAGGCTATGACGGGGAATATTACACGGAAGCAGATGAAAATATTGATTATGACTATTAAGCAAAGGACATGAAAATGGCAATCGAAAGAACAGTAGAAACGGACGTATATTGCGATGTATGCGGCGAGTGGATCATGGGCTGGAAATCTAATGATACAGGAGTTAGCAGAGCATGGGCGGCAGAATACACGAGGAGAAGAGGGGGAACGGTTGGAAAGAAAATCGTTTGCAAGAAGTGCAGGATAAAAGAACGGATCCGGACATGTAGTTTGCAACGCAAGATCGGGAATGCAGGAAGGGATAGTGACGGGACATGTATGGGATTTGCAAGCGTGGTATCGGACGAACCGATGGAAAGATGCAAAAGATGCATAGCCTGCACATCTTATCAATGGGAAGAATAGTTCAGAGGATAGAAGCCGAAACGGGGCGCAAGCCCCGTCCGGTCACGATGGCAACGTGATCGCTGACGATGGCAAGCTGATAGCCGTCCGATGAACACTGTGGAAAAATAGCGGCGGGCATAGACTGCCAGAATTCTATGCGGATGTTCAACAGGTTTTCAGATGCTTTTTAATGCGAAAAGCAACAACGCAGCGTCAGATGTTGCCGGAAGGGGTGTGGTGATATATATGACTGCGCTGATCAGCGCAGATTGATTATGCCGAAAGGCGGTACATAGAAAGGAAAATGAACAGATGACAGCAACAGAAGAAAGACCAGTGCAGATTTTGGAACTATTCGGAGGAATAGGAAGCCCGCGATGTGCATTGCGAAATCTGAAGATACCAACAAAAGCGATCGACTACGTTGAAATTGATGAAAAAGCAGTCCGATCTTATAACAATATGTTCAGTGAAGAACTGCTATACAAAACACAGTCTGTTGTGGGATGGAATCTGAAGCCGGACATTTTAATACATGGAAGTCCGTGTCAAGATTTCAGCATAGCCGGACATCAAAGAGGGGCAGACGAAGGAAGTGAAACAAGATCGAGTTTGATGTGGGAAACGATTCACATCATTGACCAGATGGGAGAATGGAAACCGAAATATGTAATCTGGGAAAATGTGAAAAATGTGACATCGAAACATATGATCGCGAATTTTGTGCGTTATCAAAAAGAGATGGAACGAATGGGCTATACAAATAATTACGATGTTTTAGATGCAAGAGAATTCGGACTGCCACAAGCACGCGAAAGAGTGTTCACGATCAGTTGCCTGAATGGTGAAAAATTTGATTTCACAAGCCTGATCAGGACGCCTATGCGTAAAATCAGCGAATTTTTGGAAGATAACGAAAACGTTCCGGAAGTATATAACGTCACACAGCCATCTGTATATAACGTGATCGGCGCGTCTGGGATAAAAAGGGCGACAGTGATCAAAGACTTTGCTTATACGATTACAACGCGACAGGATAGAACACCAGCGCAGGTGATTGACTGTGGATCAGGAAGATACCGATACTTGACAGAACGGGAATGCTGGCGACTGATGGGATATACAGACGAAGAATTTGAAGCTGCGAAAGCTGTACATGAGAGAAAAGGAAGATATTACATGACACTGTATAAGCAGGCGGGGAATAGCATAGCGGTTCCGATATTTGAAAGCATCTTCCGAAAGATAATTCTGAGAGAGGAGAAAACAAAGAAGGATGACAGTGAACGTCAGGAAGGCGATGCGGGACGTTAGAAAAGCAGGGTAATATAAAAGCCTTCTGGTATGCTTGGCGGCACCAGAAGGCTTCACGGTGGCTTCAGGACGATGCCCGAAAACCATAGTACACATCGAAGATATTGTACACCGGACAGCCTGAAAAGTCAATGAATCCGCGCTTTTCTGGACTTCCTAAAGCGACCTTGTAATGGATACTAACAATTCAACTAAAGGAAGTAAAGGGAATGAGAAAGAAAAGAAGGAAGGCTGTATATGTCCCTTACGACTATGAAGCAGCATACAAGAATAGTCTGGATAAGATGGAGGAAGCAAACGAAGAAAGGATCCTGAAGGAAGGCAAGGTGAAAAGCATCTATGCAACGAAGGAGATCCGATCAGGCGATCAGCTGGAAGTGGAAATCTATCCAGAGTTTACAAAGGGACAGAAAGATCAGATCCCGGATGAAGGGAAAAGAAAAAGGCAAAGACAGGCACAGAAGAATCTGAACGATAAAAACAGTAAAAAGATGTGCGAAAGGGTGATCGGTGAGAACTTCACGGATAGAGATATATGGGCGACATTCACATACACGGATGACAATATGCCCGCTTCGATGGAAGTAGCAACGAAGAACATGCAGAACTATATCAGGCGACTGAATTACCAGCGAAAGAAGCAGGGATTGAGCAATGTAAGATATGTGTATGTCACAGAATGCAGTGAAAAAGGACGCTGGCATCATCACATCGTTATGGATGGCGATGTGGATATGGACACAGTTGAAGCGGTCTGGAATCTTGGAAAAAGAAATGAGATCAGAAGGCTTCAGAGGGATGAAAACGGTCTGGTCGGAATGGCAAGGTACATCACGAAAGAGAAAAGCAAAAAAGGCAAGTATCAAAAGACATGGTGTGCATCAAAGGGACTGCGGAAACCGAAAGAAAAAGTCAATCATTACAAAACGAAACAGAAGGATGTGGACAGGATCGTAAAAGGAGATCTGAATGTCTGCGATCATTTGATGAAATGGTATGGCGATAAATATGATTTTGCTGAAGCAGAAGTGAAATATAACACGTTCAACGGCAGGTTCTACATATACGGGCGGATGCGGTTGAGGAAAGGAACGGCACATGACAAGGGCAAGAAGTAGGAGAACGGCACGAAGAAAGATCAAAAGACTGATCAGGAAGACTTTGAAGATCGTATGTGCTGCATGGGATTTCATTGCAAGGAATCCGGCAATGCTTGCGATGCCACTGATCATTTTCCTGTTGGTGTTGACAATACAAATGCACGAATTTGAAAAGCAGGTGCAGGCGTGGGATCAGGAGATCAGGCAGCAGCAGGAGCAGATCGAAGAATTGTATGATCGGCAGGATCCAGTGGAGCAGACAGACATGACGGATGTATATGGATGCAAAAGTCTGTATGGTACATATGATTTTCCATGGAATACAATGTCGCAGGACTGGGGGAGCGATCAAGTGACAGGATTTTATTATCATGAAATATCTGAAGAATGCAAGGCAGCAGGCGGAGAGTTACCGACGATCATTCAGGTATACACATACATTGTATGTGAACAGAATGGCGTCGATTATGAAATGGTTTTTGCATTGATCGAACAGGAATCCAGATGCAGATGGGACGCTGAAGGCGACAATGGAACGTCAATCGGTTTGATGCAGGTATCGGAAAAATGGCACATGCAAAGGATGGAAGAATTGGGAGCGTATGACCTGAAGAATCCATATCAGAATGTGTTGGTTGGCGTGAATTATCTGTCAGAAATACAGAACGATCTTCGTGGAACAGTATCAGATGAAGATCTTCCGTACTATACACTGGCAGTTTATAACTACGGGAAGCGGGGCGCAAAAGCGAATCTGTGGGATCAGGGCGTTGTGAAGTATACATACAACACGAAGATTATGGATCGAGCGCAACAGCTGA